TTAACTTACTGATTTTAATAATCCTCCCGTACTGTTCTCGTGGCTATGGGGCATCAATGGGGCAAAATCTGCCAGCTTCTGATTCAGCATTGCGATCTGCTCTGCGCTGCTGTCAGCCATCCATGCACCGTAAACATTGAACACCATCTGCGCGCTCGCATGCCCCATCTGACTGGCAATAAAACTCGGGTTTGCACCAGCAGATAATGACCAGCACGCATAGGTATGTCGTGACTGGTACGCCTTTCTGTGTCTGATCCCCGCGCGCTTTAGTGCAGCTTCCCATGAGTCGCCTACTGAATCGACCCGGTAGATAAATCCGACCTGCTTACTGCGTCTGACCACATGCGGGTTAAAGACGAATGTACACTCATGGGTCACCGAACGACCGTACTCACGTAACTGCACTTCAATATGATATTGCCTGCCCAGCCTTGTCATTTCAGCCTGATTTTTCAGGATACTGATTGCGGGCTGGATAAGATGCACCACTCGATCTGTACTTGCCTCGGTTTTCGGTAGAGTGAACTCACCAAGTTTCGTATAATTACGCCTGACGGTAATTGTTCCCGCTTTCAGGTCGATATCTTCCCAGGCCAGGGAGACCAGTTCCCCGTGACGCATTCCTGTGTACACTGCTAATGACCACAGGTTTTTCGTCTGCTGATGCCGGCATGCATCTATCAGGCGAATAAATTCATCACGAGAAAGAGGATCTGGTTCTGCCCGGGCTTTTTTCAGAGGCTTAATTCCCTCGAATGGGTTCACCTCTAAGTAACCGTGATCCGCAGCAAACTGAAACATTCCGGCCATTGTCGTCATGTAATAGTTCACAGTAACAACGCTTCGCCCTTTTGCCGGGGATTTGTTTTTCGTCGGATTCTGGTAACCAGTTAGCAAATCTTTCCTGAGATACAGCAATTCCTCTTTGGTTACTGCTGACGCTAGGCGATTACCTCCGATCCTCGGCACCATATTCCTTGCGACAGACTCATAGCGATTGAATGCGTTCGCGCAGATTTCCATCCGTTTCAGATCCAGCCATTTTTCTTCAAGTTCTTTCACTGTAATGTCTTTTTTACTTACACCAAAAGCCTTGAGGTTAGGGGAGTCAGGAAACTGGGTTGCATAATCAAAGGTTCCTGTGCGGATGGCAAAACATACTGATGTCCGCAGTTCCCCGGCTATCTTCCTGTTCTTAGCGGTGTCAGGGACACCAAGACTTTCCCTGACACGCTTACCTTTAAAATTAAACCAGATGCGTAAAGTGCCACCGTGGTTTTCGACGCCTGTTGGATATGTGGCTTTATCCATTGGTGTTACCTCCAGACGCCCAAGAGCGATACGAGCTTACCTTTTTCATGGCATCAAATCACCCTGGCTGCTTGCTTTTCATTGAAGCGACCCAGGCATCTACAGCCTTTCTGTTATACATGCACTCACTGGAAGGTTTAGGATTCCCGTCAGGCGATACGTGGATATACTCTCTCCCAACCATCCAGCATTCTTTTCTGGCTCGGAGGATGGTACCGGGTTTGAGCCCGGTAACCGCGATAAGAACGCTTTCACAAACCCACTCGTTGGGGGCTAACTGGAAAATATTGCTCATGGTTATTTATCCATTACCCTGGCTGCACCCAGGGGAAATTACAGGTCGCTGCTGGTGGCCGGAATCAACTTCTGCCAGATCGCGGCTTCGGTGCTGTTGGCTGGTCGCATCCCAGACATGGGCAAGGACACATATTTTCTGATTGCTGCCAGCGGAAATAACCTGTGCCACCGCAGTATTTACAGGTTGAACCATCCGGAATAACCGGAGAGTTGCCTGCCTTGCAACGATCCATCAGCGATTGAGCCGTTACCGTTAGCAGGTTTAAATCTGTTTCAGAGCCGTGCATTATCACTGCCAGGCGCGATAGCATAGCCCTTTCGCTAGCGCTCTTTCTTATTTCTCTATCAAGGTCAGCCTGGAGTTGAATAACCCACCGGGCAAGCTCTCCCTTTTCACCGCTTTCGCGCCGCATATCCTCCAAACGGTATTTATCAATCATTACTGTTATCCTCGCAGCAGTAGTGCCGCCCCTCTGAGTCAGTAGATACATGCCCGCAGATATCGCATTCAATTTCCGGAAGCATCAGTTCTGATTTCTCTTTGATATGCAGTCGCGGTTCTCCGTCTTTCGGCTCAGGCCATTCGCGCTGCTTGTTCACTGCCAGCTTTTCTACCATCGCCTGAGTAATCTGCTCATCAGTGATACCGGCACGACGTTGCGCATCCCATAACAGGAACTGCATGTCAGCCCATTCGCTAAGGTCGCCGGGTTCAGCAGCAGCCTCGAGCGCTTCTTTGGAAAGGTGCTTCAGCGGACCAACTGGACCGACATCGCCGAAAGTAGCCAGTGACCATGCTGCATGTTCACGGCGTACTTGTTCGCGGGCCATCGACTCCAGAACCCCATTAAACACTTTCACAGCATCAGCCATTGCGTAGCCGAGATTACCGCCGTCGCTTTGTGCTGCTGCTTTGCTGAGTATTTCGCTTATCTGGTGCAGGCGATCGAGTGATACAGGACTGTTCGCCGGGTGGTTGTTAGTTGTCATGGGTTAGTCCTCTACCTTGTTTCCGCAATGCGGGCAGTAATTGAACTTACGGGCGAATCCAGGATGCGGAACGGCAAAGCGTTTGGTTTTCTCGTTCCAGTCAGTAATTACGATTTCAAAATTTGCGACCGCATTAGCCCAGTCGCCGGAAAGAACTGGCTGCGATCCAATCAGGCCGACAATACAGCGATTACATTTTTCCACTGACTCAATCCCCCTTTACGCCAATGCCAGCGGCGGCACATGCCTGATGCAATACGCTTTCACAGTGAACTACAGCGCTGTTATAGCCAGCCCCAAACATATACGGGTGCTTTTTACCGTCTCGCCGGTTGCCAAGTTCTTCCATAGGTATTGGCTCAAACTTCACGGTTATAGTCCGTGTCTCCAGTTCTGCTATGCGCTTCTCTGCGGCATCCAGATCCTCGCCTAACTTCTGCGCCATTTGAAACCAATTGGCGCGTTGTTCTTCTTTGGTTTCCAGCTCATCCAGCAACGACAGGGCCAGTTTTCGCAGGTGGTGATTGCTGCCTATTGCGGGGTTTGAAAGCTCTTTGCGCAATTCCCTGTGTTTGTTGAGTACTGTCATTGGGCTGCTCCTTGTCTGGCTCTGCTCAAGAGCTGGTTAAACATCATGGTTAGGCTGTTACTACACCCAAACGGCATATCGTTAACACGGTAAGTAGGAATTCCCTTGCGAACACCAGACTTCACGATCCGGCCGGTGCCATAGAGTTGCGATAATGCGCCAGCGACCGCGGGTGTCTTTTTGTTCATACCTTTGGCGATTTCACCGCTGGTGGTATTCGGATGAGCCTGGAGATATTCAAATACGGTCATGGCGTTTTACCTTTACGTTCCTGTTCCAGTTGCACCAGAGACTCTTTTAATGCTGCGAACGTAGCCTCCAGTCTGGTGGCGACTTCGCGCATAAGCGGTGCATGCTTTGGTGGCAATTCATCAACGGAGGCAAAAGCCTCCGCTACGAGCTCTTTTACCTTCATGCGGCGCATTGGCGCAGCTCCACCAGTTCGTTAAAGCGATTCATGAACAGGCCATAGGCTTGACCAGGACGGAGAGGAATAACCTGAACGAGATCAGAGCAGGGAATACCTTCGAGAATTTCCCACTTCGAACCGTCATCGATTTCCAGATCACGGCGCTCGGTAGCTAACATGGTTAGATCGGCATATTTCACGACGGCAGCTTGCTCAAGCTGGATACCGAATTTAAAGCGGATAAGACCATCAACATAAGTTTCCATGCGTTGGTAGTCTGGTAACAGGGCTTTGAGCGGGGCAGGAATGTCCTGGCAATATGCCTCCGCAGCGTCGTGCATCAGCGCTTCAAATGCGAACTCTGGCGGCACAATCTGGCTAACAAGCACAGAGTGCTGAGCCACACTGTAAAACTCTGGCAGATGCCCGGCGAATCGACAGATGTTGGAAAGAGCTGTCGCGATATCTTCAACATCGATATCGTCGATTGTGGCGGTCAGGTAGTTAAATTTTTTACCGGATAATGTTTGAATGTAGCTCATGGTTTTCTCCATATTGGCGCGCTGCACCGCGCAGATTTTGGTTGCACGAATCCCTCGCCGGTTGGCGATAATTAGTGGAATTACGCTTCAATAAATCCCCGCGGCGCCGGGGATTTAATGCAGAGCAATTACGCTTTAAAGTTACCGATGAAAGTTTCCACTGATTCACCGTCGAACTTGCTGATCAGCAAATCGCGGAATTCGTTGGCGATCGCTTCTTCCTGTGCTTCCAGTTGGACGATGCGCAGAACAAAGCAGGGTTCATCGCTGGTCAGCAGGCTGTTACGCAAGCTAAAGCGGCGTTCGCCCAGCCCTTCATACGGCATACATTTGAACTCGAACGCCACGGGCATTACGTCTTTGCTGCTTGCTTCAACGCTTTGCATCAGCGATTTTTTACCAGCGAAATCACCAGTTTCATGGTCCTGCTGGGTTGCTTGTTGAATGGTGATACGACGCACTGCCTGAGCAGCCTGGGAAATCTGCATCGTATTACCATCGGCGTCAAACGCCAGCAGGTAATCACTCCAGTCTTCCAGCCATTCAGCGATTTGCTTTTGCTTCAGACGTTGACCATCGATCTGCAGTAACGCGCGGAACGGGGCGGTTTTCTTCAGGGTGATCGAAGCAACGTTATCGGCGTGGCCGGGATTATCCAGGGTGCCGATGTTGAACACTGAACGAGCGGTCATGTTGTCAGCGTCAATGAAGCAACGGGCTGGCTCGCTGGCGCTGGCGTAACCTTTAGAATAACGTGCGAAATCGTTAATACTGGTTGTGGTCATTGCACCACGGAAGCGGAAACGCTCCAGAGAAAAGCGCTCGAGGCTTTCAACGCCAGTACCCTCTGGCAGTAATGCGGTCGGGCAAGCCAGGCCATGAATATCATTCAGGTGGTAGCCAGAAAGGACCAGGTCTTTTACCTGCTGAAATGTACCGCTGTCTAACTGAGACATAGAAATTCCTTATTAACTGATGATCGAAGTTGTATCAGTGAGTTTGTTCTTGCGGATCACTGAGCCGCTTTAAGCTTTCCATCCACCGCGCCAGTGATCCCGAACAGCTGACCCTGATCTTCCTGCAGGATGGTGAGCTTCCCGCCTTTGTTGACCCACATCGGGGTTTCGGTTGTGTCCTCTTCGGAGGCTTTACCACGCGGTGTCGGGGTGCTGTAGTTCAGCTTGTGCTTGATCTTGACGCGCTTCTCTTCAACGGAATTACCCATGCGCTCAAAATCAAATGTGAGGACTACTTTTCCTTTGTTGCCGTTGTTCAGAACGCCAAGCGCGGTGGTATTAAGTGCTGCCGCGATTTTGTTCATGAACACGCCTGCATCCAGTTCGCCAAGAAAATCTGGCACTACGGTCATGCGGTCATTACTCATGGTTTTACCCTCGTTAAGGCGGCTGCCACCGCCGAACTTTCTCCATACACAACAGAGAAGGGCACCTGCATTTGTCGGCGACTGCAATCGCCATCCTCTTGCCCGGGTGGATTGGGTTATGAGCCCGTCGCCCGGTGATGCCCTTTTCTGTTGCGTAAAAAGGGCGGTACCGAGATAGAACATTATCTTCGTCCCCCTTGCATAAGGTTGAAGACCCTGGTACCGCCAAGACTACACACAGCAATACTGGAACTACGGTTATCACGGTCCTAAGCGTGATTTGGTTGTGGTTGCTGGTGCTGAACTCCAGCTCAGTGGCGCGGTGTTTCAATATCGTAACCGCCCGTTCCATCCGCGTTCGATCAGTCCGTATGTTCGCTTAGAACGTTTCGCCTGCTTATCTTTTCTCAACCGTTTGACGGTCAGCCCCGCCATTTACCACAACGAAGAGAGCACTGCCGGTGTTCGAATCGAACGAACCTTTTCCCTGCCCAACCCTCCCAACTGAATGGGACTGTCTGGAATCGAACCAGCACTTATGCCTTGCTCGTCAATGCTCTCGTCGTTGCGCCCTGAAAAAGGCTGGCGGTTACCGGACAAGTGGGAAAACACCGGGCCGCCAGAACAGGGAGTTACTTGTTATTGCTTTAGCCTGCTTTTAACCACATCAGGCGCGGTGGTAGGTATCTTCGGGCGGGGCGCTGGCGACCAACCAGCTACAACCCCTACGGTATTTACACTCCACGCCGTGGGTTAACGGCTCCGTATCGTGGCTGAGTTTCTGTTGCTGGTGGTCAAGCCAGCTTCGCAACCCCTCCCGAAGACACCTGTCAACGAATCATCCGGTTATTCATATGCCACCGGCGGCTACTTCGTGGGCGTCCTGCCTGTTCGCTGTTGATGAATTAAATATACCTGTGAGTAATTTTTTTGTAAATACCTATTGGTATATTTTTATTTACCTTAATGGCAACTACTTGCTTTTAATTGGATTTTATTTAAGTAGGTGATGCGTGTTATGCTCAAAAAAACACCAGAAAGGGCTTGGTATGGAACGTGACGAACTGGAAGAAGACCGTGCGGCATTCATAGCTGGCGAGATTGGCGGCGCAGTTGTCGAATTGATAATCGGCGGAGTAGTGATTGACCGTGATGCGATCGTCGATTGTTTGGAAAGAAAACGACGTGCGGTGGGCAACGTGATCCACAAAGGTGTTCTGCGAGACGCCGCTGCTATGGTGAGAAAAGGGCAGTAAAAACCCGGCTCAGTGGCCGGGTTAGATGTTATTTCATTAAGAGTTAGGTCTGTTCAACTATCCAAAAATAGCAGTTACAGTTTATTGTAAGCTATTGATTCATGGAGCAGAGCTTTACCCATGATATACAGTTGATCCTGATTTTCTTCAGTTATATACCAGTCTTTGTACACTGGATTATCGGACAGGACTGCAAGCTGCAAGCCCTGCATTTGTAATCGCTTCACGTGGAAGTGTTGTCCGAAAACGAACGCATAAACACCGTCCACCTTGAAATTTCTTATCGAAATATCGAAAAACAACCTGTCACCAGACTGGATGGTTGGGCACATGCTGTCGCCATCTACAGTCATTACTTTAACATCATCCTGAGAACGATTCCCGAAGAGTGAACGAGCGTGCTCAGTAGTGAACTCAATAGCGTGTAGAACCTCAACAAACTCAGAAATCATGAAAGACCCTGGACCTGCGCTCACAGTAAGATCGAGAACTTCTACACGATAAGTGTCGATATTGCGGGCGGGTACATCAATATCCATATTTGAGGTTGGGCCAAGACCATCCAACCATCCTCTGCTGATTTTCAAAGCATCTTCGATCTGCCGAGCCGCTTGCTCACCAATATTCCGCTTATTAGGTTTACCAACAGGGTAAAGCATCCGAGAGACAACAGTCGGATCAAGCCCTGCATTTTCAGCAAACTCTTTCTGGGTTTTATAGCGAGTTACCAACTCCTGAAGTTTGAGGCGTCGTAACTCGAAGATGTCAGGCGATTCAGTTTTCATAATTCCATCTTACTTAAATTTACTTCAAGGTAAATGACCTGTGAGTATTGACATGTATTTACTTAAAGGTATATTTAATTTCCAAACATAGGAGGCGTGATGGAAACGTTAAGAAATTACCTAAACGCTTTGTCGCTCGAAAAACAGAGAGAATTTGCAGCACGATGCGAAACCTCTCTTGAGTACCTGCGTAAAGCCATTAGCAAAAAGCAAAAGTTGGGAGCTGCTCTATCTGTTTCTATCGAAACACAATCTGGCGGCTCAGTTAGTAGAAAAAATCTTCACCCGGATGATTGGGAAAAGATTTGGCCTGAACTGGAGCATAAAAAAACAGCGGCATGAAAGTAACCACAGAATTAAGGGGTTAACCGTGGGTAACGAACCTATTTGGAAAGTCGAGCGTCAGCCTTCCTGGCTGGTGGTAGCGATTAAAAAAACGATTACCGATCTGCCTGGTGGATATGCTGAGGCGGCGGAATGGTTGGGCGTGACAGAGAACGCATTGTTTAACCGCCTTCGTGTTGACGGCGACCAGATCTTCCCACTGGGCTGGGCAATGGTTTTACAACGTGCTGGTGGTTCAACTCATATAGCTGATGCTGTCGCGCGCCATTCTCAGGGCGTATTTGTACCGCTGGCAGACGTTGATGATCTGGATAACGCCGATATAAACCAGCGCCTGATGGAGTCCATTGAATGGATAGGTCGTCATTCTAATTTTGTACGTAAAGCCACGGCTGATGGGGTAATTGACGCAGATGAGCGTGCTCAGATTGAGGAAAACAGCTATCAGGTTATCGCGAAGTTCCAGGAGCACGTAACGCTTCTTTATCGAGTTTTTTGTGTCGCTGAAAAGAGTGACGCCCGCGAGTGTGCAGCTCCGGGCGCCTTGGCGAACAACTCTTCGAGTATGGAGAAATAATCCGCATGAGCAGTTTAACGGCTTTTAACCGTCTACCGCAACTAAGGATGATCCCGGTTTCGGGTACTCCGTTGTTTCGGTATGAACGCAGATTATCAAACCGCTGGGTTCCGTGTAACCACAGTAGGGCGGTTTCAATTGTGGGGGTCTACAACCGGAGGGCAAAACGCCTGTGCGCGAACTTAACCGAAGGTTCAAAGACCACCGCGGAGTGCAAGTCCGTGTTATCCGCTGGGAGCCAGAAACACAGCGCGTTATCTATCTGCGTGATGGCTACCCACACGAATGCTTCAGCCCACTTGAGCATTTCAGGCAAAAGTTCAGGGAGATAACGGACGATCATGAGCACTAAATTAACCGGCTACGTATGGGATGGTTGCGCGGCGTCGGGCATGAAGTTGTCTAGTGTCGCGATCATGGCTCGCCTCGCTGATTTCAGCAGCGATGAGGGAGTGTGCTGGCCGTCCATTGAAACTATTGCTCGCCAGCTTGGCGCAGGGCCTAGCACGATCAGAACGGCAATCGCAAAGCTTGAAAAAGATGGCTGGCTCACGCGTACACAGCGCCGTAATGGTAACCGTAATGCGTCGAACGTGTACCGCCTGAATGTGGCGAAACTTCAGGCTGCCGCATTTTCTCAACTGTCAGATTCTGACACGTCAAAATCTGACGCATCAAAATTTGACGCCTCAAAAACTGACCCGTCGAAATCCGTCAAAAACGGCGGTTTTGACCCGTCAGAATCTGGCGGGGATCCGTCAGTAAAATCAAAACAAGATCCACAAGTAACTTCAAAACCCTCTTGTCCGGTTGCGGCGCAACCAGACCCTGAAGTCGTGATTACTGATCAGGCAATTTTGGTTCTGACCCATTTGAACCAGATCAGCGGATCCCGGTATCAGAAATCCAAAACATCCCTAGAGAACATCCGTGCCCGACTGCGTGAGGGATACAGCGTTGCAGACCTGCAACTGGTTATCGACCTGAAGCATGAGCACTGGCACGAGAACGACGAGCAGTACCAGTACATGCGCCCGGAAACGCTGTTCGGCCCGAAGAAATTCGAGAGCTATCTGCAAAGCGCTACCCGCTGGGAGCAGAAGGGACGGCCTAAACGCGCTGACTGGGGGGCGAAAAAGCGCGATGTGATGGCTTTTTGTCCGGTTGATACAACGATTCCTACAGGGTTCAGAGGATGACGTTAAACAAATATTGCCAGGTGCTGGCGGCACTACGTAGCCAACCAGCCCACGAATTGAAAGAAGTTGGCGATCAGTGGCAGACACCGGATCTGCTTTTCTGGGGTGTACACGCGCTATTTGGGTCATTAGTTCTGGACTTGTTTGCTGACGACGACAACGCGAAGAGCCCGGCATGGTACACCGCCGAAGATAATCCGCTAGCGAAGGACTGGTCTGAACGTCTTGGATAACTGGGTCGCGCTGGCTATGGCAACCCATCGAATAGCCGTCCGCAGTATCACGACAAGCAGGCGATCTCCGGCTTGACGCACATCATGAATCACACCATGGACATGCGTGAAAGAGGTGGTCGCTATATTTACCTGGTGAAGTCTGCCACAAGTGAAACATGGTGGCCGGAAGATGCCGATCACATCATGTTTATTCGTGGTCGTATTGGGTTCGATCTGCCTGTGTGGTTTGTACCTGCTGACGAAAAACAGAAACCCACCAGCGCGTTTTTTGCCGGTGCTATAGCTGTATTCGATAAGTCATGGCGTGGTGAGCGGTTCAGCTATATCAACCGTACAGAACTGGAGGCAAAAGGGCGGGCGTTTATGACTTTGGCGCAATTTGCTGCCAGCAAGTCTCAACCTGCAACTGCCACACCATCTGTAGCTGACAAGCCAGAAGCAGAGTTGCCACTTACCCAGAAAGATATTTTTGATATCAGCGGTGTCGAGGCGTGGGCATGCGTTAGAGCTGCGTTCGGCGATAAAGAAGAATACACATTCAGTGAATCGAAGTTTGGGCATACCTGGGCGGCGGATTCTGTCGAAGCACCGGAATTCACTCAGGTATCACCATTAACGATCGACAAAGCGAAGCAGCTTATTCGTGAGAGTATTTTGTTCGGTGTGGATGAGTGGCTGTTGTCGATTAAATGCGATGACGCTGCTGCGCGCCTGGATATGTCGGAACGTATTCGCACTGTTGCCCTTGAAGCATCTGGTGAATATGGCATGAACAGTACTGATTTCATTGCAGCTATGGGATGCCTGGATGTTTCCAGTTGGTCCAATATTCGCCAGATCCGCATGCACATCCGTGATAAAGCTAAACCAGTAGCGGATCCGCTTCCCGAGTCCCGTATCTGGCCGCTGGAGGTTGGAATTGTATTCGACCAGGTAGACGGCGCTGACATGCTGGATGAATCACAGCAGAACAAGCTGAAAGCCAACATCAATCAACTCTGGCTGGAACGAACGGCCACCAGCGAAATCATCACAATTGCGCGTGGTCTTGTCGGCAGCATGCAGGGGGTAACCCATGCGTGAGATTATCGTTGATAACTTTGCTGGTGGAGGTGGCGCATCAACGGGTATTGAACTGGCGATCGGGCGCAGCGTGGATATTGCGATCAACCACGACGAAAACGCCATTGCGATGCACAAGACGAACCACCCGGACACACTGCATTATTGTGAATCCGTTTTTGACGTGGATCCGGTAGCTGCCACCGGCGGTAATCCTGTCGGCCTGGCATGGTTTAGCCCGGACTGCCGACACTTTTCGAAGGCAAAAGGCGCAAAGCCAGTGAAAAAAGAGATACGCGGTCTGGCCTGGATTGTTCTGCGTTGGGCACTGGCGAAGAGACCGCGCGTGATGATGCTGGAGAACGTGGAAGAGTTCAAAACGTGGGGACCGTTGCTGGCCGATGAAATGCGTCCGGATCCTACCCGCACTGGCGAAACATTCAATGCATTTGTCGGCATGCTGTCCACTGGCATTCCTGCTGACCACCCGGCACTGTCAGAGGTTTGTGAGTTTCTGTCTATTGAAAGAGGTAGCGAGCAGGCGCAACAGCTGGTGGATGGGCTTGGATATGATGTTGATTATCGCGAACTACGCGCGTGTGATTACGGCGCGCCGACGATCCGCAAACGCTTCTTCATGGTTATGCGCTGCGATGGCTGCCCAATCCAGTGGCCTGCTGTTACCCATGGGGATCCTAAGTCTCTGGAGGTGCAGAGCGGCAGGCTGATGCCATGGCGTACCGCGGCGGAATGTATCGACTGGAATGTCCCAGCCCTGTCCATCTTCGACCGCAAAAAACCGCTGGCGGAGAACACTCTGAAGCGGATCGCGCGCGGCATACAGCGCTTTGTTATCGACAGTGCGTCGCCGTTTATCGTGAAGTGTAACCACACAAGCTCTAAAAATTCGTATGACGCTTTTCGCGGGCAGTCGCTGAATGAGCCATTACAGACCATTACTAAAAAACTCGGCTACGCGTTAGCCGTTCCACACCTGACAAAATTCCGCACTGGCGCAACCGGGCAGCCCGTTACCGAACCTGTCCCGACGGTAACCGCTGGCACATCAAAACGTCCAGGTGGCAATGGGCATGCACTCGGGATTGTTGAGGCTGCACTGACGCCATTCCTGGCGGGTAATGGTGGGAGTGAATACCAGGCTAAACCGCGCCCGCTGGATAAACCTGCTCATACCATTCTGAAGCAATCCCGCGCCTGTCTTGTTGCGCCAGTGATAGCCCGCCAGTTTGGGGCCAGCGTCGGCCACCGGGCAGACGAACCGAGCGCAACCATCACCGCTGGTGGTGGCGGTAAATCTCAACTGGTAACGCCTACGCTGATCCAGATGGGTTATGGCGAACGACCTGGACAAGAACCGCGTGTGCTGCGGCTGGATAACCCGCTGGGGACCGTTACTGCAGGTGGAAATAAATTCGCGACGGTGAGCGCGTTCCTGGCAAAACACTACGGCGGTAACTATACGGGGCCGGGTGTCAGTATGGATGAGCCCGCGCACTCAATGACCACTGTCGACCATCATGCAGTAGTTGCCTCTCACCTGGTGAAACTGCGTGGAACATGCCGCGACGGGCAACGCCTTGATGTGCCCATGCCAACAATCACCGCTGGTGGCCAACACGTGGGTGAGGTACGCACATTTCTTGAGACGTATTGCGGGGAAAGTGACGATGAATGGCTGGTAACGATCGATGGGGTTAAATACCAGATCGTTGATATCGGAATGCGCATGTTGCAGCCGCATGAACTCTACAAAGCGCAGGGCTTCCCGGATGGATACGTTATTGATCAGGACTACCGTGGAAATCGCTATGCAAAAGATAAGCAGGTAGCCCGCTGCGGTAATGCGGTACCACCACCATTCGCCAGGGCGCTGGTGGAGGCAAATCTTCCGGAACTGTGTGCAGTGCAACAACAGGAGGTGGCATGAAACTTGTGCTCCCGTTCCCTCCGAGCGTGAACACTTACTGGCGCGCCCCTAACAAGGGGCCGCTGGCCGGTCGTCACCTCATTAGCGCTGATGGTCGTAAATACCAGAGCGCTGCCTGCGTGGCGATCATTGAGCAATTACGACGTCTCCCGAAGCCATCGACTGAACTGGCAGCGGTAGAAATCACTCTGTACCCGCCGGATGCGCGCCGTCGGGATATCGATAATTACAACAAAGCCCTGTTTGACGCGCTGACGCATGCGGGTGTCTGGGAAGACGACAGCCAGATTAAGCGCATGCTGGTGGAATGGGGACCCGTTGTGCCGAAAGGTCGGGTAGAGATAACGATCAGCAGATATGAACCGGCGGGTGCAGCCGCCTGATATGGAGAAAAGTATGAGCCAGTTAATCGTGAATGGTGTAGTAACAATGTCCAGCCGTGATATTGCGGATCTGGTTCAGAGTAAACACAGTGACGTGAAACGCTCGGCTGAGCGTCTTGTTGCTGCGGGAATTTTAACCGCGCCGATGGCGCAGTTCGATTTTGAGCATAACGGTAATGTGTACCAGGAGTATCGTTTTAACAAACGCGACTCTCTGGTGATTGTTGCCAGATTATCACCTGAATTTACCGCCGCGGTCGTCGATCGCTGGCAGGAACTGGAAGAAGGACAGAGTGTCAGTGTTCCGCGCTCATTACCGGAAGCGCTTCGCCTGGCTGCTGATTTAGCCGAGCAGAAAGAGCAACTTACGATCCAGCTGGCAGCCGCGGCGCCAAAAGTGGAGTTTGTTGATCGTTATTGCTCTGCAAAAGGCTCCATGTCATTCCGGCAGGTAGCCAAATTGCTTAACGCAAAAGAAACTGAGTTTCGTCTGTTCCTTATTGAACGCAATATCCTGTATCGCCTCGGCGGCACACTTACCCCCATGGCGCAGCACATTTCCGCGGGAAGATTTGAAGTTAAGACGGGAACATCGAGCACATCCAATCACGCATTCAGCCAGACGCGTTTCACTGCCAAGGGAGTACGCTGGATTGGTGGTTTGTGGGCTGAACATATTGCAGGGGGGCAGGCGGCGTGAGGGCTTTGTTAACTCCTGAAGTCGCCCATCGCATGGGGATTGTGTTGTTTCGTCCCGGCGCGGAACTGATGCACCTCTTTATGCGCGGTCGCGTTCTGCTCGAGCCTGAACCAGAAGAAATGGCGTCATTCAGTACAGGAGCTGTTCCCGCCGCCATTCAGCCGCTGGCTGATGATCCGGTAATGCGGCAGGTCTTCGGGAATGATCGGGTTATTCAGCGTGCCGGTGGGCTTCCTTCCCTTGAGCAATGGTTGAGTAACCGGTTTGAATGCCAGTGGCCACATTCAATGTGGCACGACTAGAACTTCACAACAATGCGGCACTCACCAGGAAGTATTCGCCTGTGCTGGCATTGCGATCACACTTTGTCGGGGCAGAATACCGAACAGCTTGCAGAGATAGCGGCCAGAAACCTGGCTTCCTGGATTCTGGAAGTCATTCGGCGTGATTCTGGTTTTCCCGAGTCGCATATCCTGACGCTTCCTGAACTGTGCTGGTGGATGGTCAGAAACGACCTGGCTGATGTTATTCCGGAAAGCGTTGCGCACAAGGGGCTACGCCTTCCGGATGAGAAGATCCGCTCGGTCATGAGGGAAAGCGACATTGTGCCTTCCGCTTCTGCAACCAGACTCGTGCAGGAGAAGGCGAAGAAGATCATCACGCTCTCTGTTGATCCGGAGTCTCCGGAATCTTTCATGCTCAGGCCAAAGCGACGCCGCTGGATAAATGAGACTTACACCCGCTGGGTAAAAACACAACCCTGTGAGTGTTGCCGACGGCCAGCAGATGATCCGCACCATATCGTAGGGCACGGTATGGGTGGTACAGCAACAAAAGCCCATGACCTCTTCGTGATCCCTCTGTGCAGAGAGTGCCACGACGAGTTACACGCCGATGTACCAGCATTCGAGCAGAAGCATGGTACGCAGCTTGAGCTGCTACTGCGTTTTATGGATCGGGCGCTGGCGATCGGCGTAATTGCGAAAGCTTAAGTGTATGGAGAAAAGTAATGCGTGATATTCAGATGGTTTTAGAACGTTGGGGGGGCTGGGCATCAGCTGATAACTCTGGTGTTGACTATTCCCATATTGCCGCTGGCTTCAAGGGACTTTTACCGCAGACAAGCAAAACCAGGTTGTCATGTACAGATGATGATGCGCTTATCATTGAAGGCTGCCTGGCACGACTGAAAAGCCGAAAGCCATATGAGCATTCGCTTCTTGTCGCTCATTACCTGTTCGGTATCTCGAAGAGGAAGATAGCAAAAACGCGAAAGAAGGACGAGAAACTGATTCGTATTGAGATACAGATGGCGGAAGGATTTATCGACGGCTGTTTGTCTATGTTAGACATACGGTTAGAGATGAATTATTAGTTTTGATAGACTAAACGGTATTCGAGACCGTTTAGTCTTCTTTGGCTGTACCGGAAGGTATAACTTCAACAGTTTTACCAATATTGACAATCTTCCTAACGGTTTCCTCACGGTCTTGAATTAGCTCAGCTCTAAATTTCTCACTTACGTGCGGGCTTTTCAATTGTTCGTCGATGCCCTTCAAATCTCTTTCAAGCCTATTCCGTAGGGCTGCTTCAGCTGGTGATTCAAGTCCATGTCGATTAATAACGTACATCATTACGTAGGTTATCCCAGCAGAAACTAAAGGCGCGAGAGCGTATAAGAAAGGACGCCACTCACTGTTCTGTTCTGGCGCGACAAGAGGAACTAAAGTCGTCAAAACAGCACCAAGGCCCCCAGTAGTGAGTCCAGAGTTGGTGCTTAAAATATTTTTCTTATCGTCGCTCATTTTTTTGAATGCCCATGATTGGTTGCATCATCAATTAGATCAACGATTTTCTTGCCATCTTCTTGATTTAAACGAAGAGTGACAGTTTTTTCGAGCGAACGATTTGCATTGTAGAACCTAAGTTCCACTACTTTGGTAGGGAAGACCTTGCGCCACAGCAGTGCTGAGCCAGCATATACAAAGCGATAGAAGGTCGGAAGGCTTATAATTACCCCCAACCAAAACACGATTTGTAAAAGTTGTTGCTGTATCATTAGGTTCTACCGTGGCTATATCAATTTTTTCCCCTGCATCACTCGATGCCGAAGTACTTTTTTTATAACGTACTTTTCGGTCTTTCCTCGCGCTGAAGTGGTACGGGTTGTTTCTAAAAGGACAGAGAACATATCCTCACTAGTTACAGTCCCCTCTGCCATCCTTACTTTAGCTAAAAACTCATAGTCTGTAAGTAGTACGGAATGCTCCTCTTGGTTGTAATCCATTCTCCAGCCTTTCTCGCTGTGGAAATTAACCTGAGTAAACTTAACATTAACTTCTTTTTCTTCAACGGTTTTTGTCAGCAGCGTTCCTCTTGGAAGCGGCTTAATCTCCTCGGTCTGATCTCCTTCGAGTTTCACCAGTACTTCGTCATTTCCATCTACTATTTTGAAAACAGGAGACTCTTTTCCTTCAAGTGGACCTTGAACAACAGAGATCAAAGCATCACGAATCACAGGCTCGGTTACAAGAGTGGCAACAGCTGACGGGCATTCGATATCTCCATCTTCAAACTCAAGGACTGCCATATCTGTTCCAGCTTTTTTAGTTACCGAAACGACCTTTTTCGACCCCAACTGCCTAATCAAAGACAACGCACTAGCATGTGCAGCCGCACCAACAGTTCCCACTATCCCAATAGTTTTTAGAACATCTATTGCATCAGGTAAAAGTTGCACAACAGTATAAGCAATACCAACTGAACCTTTCTTGAGTGGGGCAGAAACTAAGACCTTAACCGATTTATTGCCATCGTTTAATAAATCATCGGCTTTGTTAATTAGTGTCGTCATGGAAAGTATTGATTTTCCAAGATCTTCTGCGTCAATCGCGTGTTTCGACAATTCTTTATCATCGGCGTCATAAAACACCTTAAAGGAAGTAGACTTCTCCATGACTTTCCTTGCTAGGCCCGATATCTTTAAGGCTCATAATGGATGGGGTTAGTTATTTAGATATGTAATTTACAGAGAAAAAAATACAAAATCACTAACGCGGTCCGCATTTTATCTATTACTGTGTTAAGAGTGGTCACTTAGACACGAACTTAAAGCATTCCACAAGCTCGCTTCGGCGGGTTTTTTTATGTCTTTTGCAAAGACTTCTTGCTGCTGTTTACAACCAGAGTTATCTGTATGTCACGCAAATAATTTTAGGTAAAAGACATGCTAAATCAGGAAGATATGACAGAAACCGCGAAGGCTGTTTTCAATGAGTTAAGCGATAAACCAGCAACGGCTGGGGAGATTGCACAGAATACCCACCTCAGCCGCGAACGTTGCCAGCTCATACTCACACAGTTGGTGATGGCGGGTTTATCTGATTACCAGTTCGGATGTTATAAACGCCTCCAGTAATGGGGGCTTTCTGCTGTGGAAATGGGCGGCTGGTGGGTGTTAGCGCACCCGGCCAGCCATCAGCTCATGCTTTCAGGTCACAAGCTAACCAAGGCCCACTGCTTTAGCGCAAAAGCAACGTGAGCCTATCAGAGTTACGCTTACTGATCTATGAAAAATACTGTAAAAATAAACAGTGTTGAGTTAATCAACGCTGATAGCCTGCATTACGTCGCCACCCTCCCGGATAACTCTATCGATCTGATAGTTACGGATCCGCCGTATTTCAAAGTGAAACCCAACGGCTGGGACAACCAATGGAAGGGGGACGAGGACTACTTACGCTGGCTTGATAGCTGTCTGGCTGAGTATGCTCGCGTTCTTAAACCTGCTGGCAGCATTTACCTGTTTTGCGGTCACCGACTGGCCTCAGATATAGAGATTATGATGCGTGCCCGGTTCAACGTTTTGAATCACATAATTTGGGCAAAACCATCAGGCCGCTGGAATGGATGTAACAAAGAAAGCCTGCGTGCGTACTTTCCATCTACGGAACGGATTTTGTTTGCTGAGCACTATCTTGGGCCGTATACAGGTAAAGAGGATGTTTACGAAAGGAAAAGCACAGAGCTAAAGCAGCACATTATGACGCCGCTGATTGATTACTTCCGTAATGCCCGTGAATCACTGGGTGTCAGCTCGAAAGAAATAGCTGAGGCAACCGGAAAGAAAAACATGGCGTCACACTGGTTTGGTGCAAGCCAATGGCAACTACCAAATGAAGTGGACTATAGAAAGTTGCAGGAACTGTTCACGCGGATCGCTATCGATAAGCACATTCAGCAGAAGCTTGAACATCCTCACCACCAGCTGGTAGCTACCTATCAGTCATTAAACCGCAAGTATTCAGAATTGCTGGAGGAATACAAAACCCTCCGGCGCTGCTTCTCTGTTTCCGCTCTTGTTCCGTATACCGACGTATGGACGCATAAGCCTGTTCAGTTTTATCCAGGCAAACATCCATGCGAAAAACCTGCCGACATGCTGAAGCAGATCATTAGCGCCAGCAGCAGACCAGGGGATATCGTTGCAGATTTCTTTATGGGCTCTGGTTCAACTGTGAAAGCTGCAATAGAACTTGGTCGTCGGGCGATCGGGGTAGAACTGGAAGCTGACAGATTTATTCAGACCACCGAAGAGGTGGAAAAACTGAGCAAAACATAACGATCATCACGCCCCTGTGGATGTGGTGATCACCATTTTCAGGCACCGGGAATCATCCTTACTTTTATTTGAACAAAAGAGCCCGGTTGCCTGATTCCACATCCCCTCATTTCTGAGAGGAATCACAGCAATTAAGAGGGGGCTAAATGTCCGATCCGATTTCCGGTACTGGGCTGGCTGATGGTGTCCTGACGGGAGCCAGCGTCTATGGATTTCTGTCCGGAACCGATTACGGCGTGGTGTTTGGCGCGTTTGCCGGAGCTGTATTTTACATTGCAACCACTGCTGATCTGAGTGCAGCGCGCCGTCTGGCATATTTTCTGGTGTCGTATATCGCGGGGATCCTGTGTTCCGGGCTGGTGGGTTCTAAGCTGGCTCAGGTTACTGGCTACAGTGATAAACCACTGGATGCCATTGGCGCCGTAATCGTTTCTGCTTTAGCCGTCAAAATTCTGACGTTCCTGAATAATCAGGATGTCGGCTCGCTGGTGGCGCTGATAACGCGCCGGGGAGGTTCAGGTGGTACAAAATGACCCATCGGCAACTTTAAATGCATTGCTTTGTGCTGGGGTAGTGCTGACCTTGATGTTTTATCGTCGCGGCGACTCGCGACATCGACCGTGGATATCTCGCTTAGCGTGGCTGCTTACGGTCATCTATAGCGCGGTTCCGCTGGCATATCTGTGTGGTATCTACCCTTATTCATCGTGGGCCACTATCGGGGCCAACATTATTTTCCTTTCTGTGCTGGTCGCCGTCAGAGGCAACGTGGCACGTCTGGTTGATCATCTGAGGCACTAATGAACCAATTACAATTTCAGCAGGCGGCTGGTATCAGCGCCGGGCTTTCTGCACGCTGGTTTCCACACATCGATGCGGCAATGAAAGAGTTTGGAATAACAGCAGTTAACGATCAGGCAATGTTCATTGCACAAGTTGGGCATGAATCTGCTGTTTTTACCTCGCTGATCGAGAGTTTCAACTACTCGGTAGACGGGCTGAAGAAAACCTTTGGTAAACGCCTGACGCCTTATCAGTGTGAAATGCTGGGGCGTGTCGATGGTAAGCAGGTGGCCCACCAGCCGCAAATAGCCAATCTGGTTTATGGTGACCGCATGGGGAATAACAGCCAGGGTGACGGCTGGAAATATCGCGGTCGTGGCCTGCTTCAAATCACCGGCCTCGAGAACTACGCCAAATGCGGTGCGGCGCTGAAGCTGGATCTGATCAGCACACCAGAGTTGCTGACGCAGGAGAAGCATGCTGCCCGTTCAGCGGCATGGTACTTCACGTTACGCGGTTGTCTCCTCTATTCGGGGGATGTGGAACGCGTCACGCAGATTATTAACGGCGGGCAGAACGGCATTAAAGACCGCCGTGAACGTTACGCCAAAGCTAAAGCCGCACTGGTGTGAGGTCACAATGGGACTTGAAATGATTATCGGCCTGGCTGTTGCTGCGCTGGCTGCAATTGCAGGTGCTTTTGGTCTGGGTAAATCTCGCGGTACCAGTATCGCCGAAACAAAAGCGGACCAGCAGCGCACTGAAGAACGTGCAGCAGCTACTGAAGCCGTTGCTGAACGCCGGGTAGAGACAACAAAAGGAGCCAGGGATGTACAGCAAACTGTTAGTCATCTTCCTGATGACGATGTTGACCGCGAGTTGCGTGACTCGTGGAAGCGGCCCGGTAGTAATTGATACTGCCTGTGACTGGGTAAAGCCTATCTACCTCACAGACCACGATATCAACGTGATGAGTAAGCAGACCAAGCGTGAACTGCTGGTGCATAATCGTTCGTGGCGAGCTAACTGTCAGAATAGGTAGAAAACAAGAAGCAAATCTCTTTATCGCCGCTTTTATAGCGATAAGATACAGACTCTATTTTAAAAGGAGGTTGTATGCTTCAGGGTTATTATAATTCAACAGATGGCCGCGTTTCTGACGAGAACCATAAACGTATCGTCGCGATGAATGCTGCATTGGAGATTGCAAAAGCATCAGCTTCAGCGTCAATTTCCCATACGGGAATCAGTAAAGTTGAATGGGATCTAAAGAATACTGCAGCTGAAGTTGCCAATCTCGCAAAGGCAATCCGTGACTTTATGGATGAATAACCTTCAAGAGTGATAGTATTTTAGTATAAACCGCCTATGTGCGGTTTTTTATTGCCATGACAATGGGGAGCCCCATCGTCATGGCAACCATGGTGTCGACAGGAAGATTTACCTAGAGAGCCTGAATATCCTCTCTTAAATCTGATAGTTCCACTCCGTTAAGTTCAAGGTTTGACTGCAATGCTTGAAGCAATAACTCACGTGATGGTAAAGATAATTCATCACCATCACCCGTCTCATTGTTGAGGTATTTTGCGACATAACTACCTCTTTTTTTTAATAGCGCTATTTCGTATTTACCGTACTTCATTGCCCACCACTAATGATGAATGAAATCACTATTGTATAGAAAAAAAATGAATGGCAGAACTGGACTGACGCGAGCTTCAGTAACGTCTCTTATCCTGGTGTGAAGTCGAGCTGCCGGAGCAGTCACGTAGTAAAGCGTTGTTGGTGATACATTCAAACAGTTCAGCCTCGCATTAGTGTGGCTTTATTATGCCTGTCGCATGCGCAGAATTAAAAAGATATTGATATGCATTATCGTTTGTGGGTCCTTTCCAGTGATCCGGGCTGTTACGGGGCGGCGACCTCGCAGATTCTCGCTATTTATGAAAATTTTCTGGCATTTGCCGTTTCCGTTCTTCTTCTCGCTAATTCATTGTTTTAACTGCAAACATCCCTGAAAAGAAAGGAAACGATAAGCCTTAAAAACGGCTAAATAACTAGAGGGCGTTTCCTTTCTCTGTTTTCGTGCATGGAGTGAGCTATGGAGGTCAACAAAAAGCGTCTTTCTGAAATATTTGGGGTCAGCGTTCGAACCATTCAGAACTGGCAGGATCAGGGAATGCCTGTAGCACGTGGCGGCGGAAAAGGTAATGAGGTCCTCTATGAATCTTCCGCTGCTATTGAATGGTATTCCGCACGCGACGCGGCGATTGAGAATGAGAAATTACGCAAGGAGGTGGAAGACCTTCGTCTTGCATCGGAATCCGACCTCCAGCCAGGTACGATTGACTATGAGCGTCACCGCCTTACCCGGGCGCAGGCAGACGCCCAGGAACTAAAAAATGCAAAAGATTCCGCTGAGGTGGTGGAAACCGCATTCTGCACGTTCGTGCTGTCGCGGATGGCCGGAGAAGTAGCCAGCATTCTTGATGGAGTTCCTCTGTCGGTTCAGCGGCGCTTCCCGGAGCTGGAAAACCGACATATTGATTTCCTCAAGAAGGACATCATTAAGGCCATGAACAAAGCAGCTGCGCTGGATGAAATAATACCGGGGTTGCTGAGTGAATATATCGAACAGTCAGGTTAAGGGGCTGCAGCACTCTGCGGGCGCAGGGCTACTTTCGCTGTACCGGCCTGAGCCGCAAACGGCGGTTGAATGGGCAGACGATAATTACTATCTCCCCAAAGAGTCGGCCTATCAGGAAGGGCGCTGGGAAACGTTGCCGTTTCAACGCGCGATCATGAATGCGATGGGTAACGACTACATTCGTGAAGTTAACGTTGTTAAGTCTGCCCGTGTTGGCTATTCAAAAATGTTGCTGGGTGTTTATGCGTATTTTATTCAGCACAAGCAGCGAAATTCCCTTATCTGGCTGCCCACTGACGGTGACGCCGAAAACTTCATGAAGTCGCATGTTGAGCCGACGATTCGCGATATTCCGTCACTTCTGGCGCTGGCCCCCTGGTATGGCAAAAAGCACCGGGACAATACGCTCAGTATGAAACGCTTCTCCAACGGTCGCGGGTTCTGGTGTCTGGGTGGTAAGGCGGCGAAAAACTATCGTGAAAAGTCAGTGGATGTTGCCGGCTATGACGAACTCGCTGCTTTTGATGAGGATATTGAGAAAGAGGGTTCCCCGACGTTTCTCGGTGATAAACGTATTGAGGGCTCTGTCTGGCCCAAATCTATTCGCGGATCAACGCCAAAAACAAAGGGAACCTGCCAGATTGAGCGTGCTGCCAGCGAATCCGGGCATTTCATGCGTTTTCATGTTGCCTGTCCGCACTGTGGTGAAGAGCAGTACCTTAAGTTCGGCGACAAAGAGACCCCGTTCGGGTTCAAATGGACACCGGGCGAACCTTCCAGCGTCTTTTACCTGTGCGAACATAATGCCTGCGTCATTAAGCAGCAGGAGCTGGATTTCACTGAAGCTCGTTACATCTGCGACACCACCGGGATCTGGACGCGCGACGGTTTATCCTGGTTTTCATCAACAGGCACCGAAATCGACCCGCCAGACAGCGTGACGTTTCACATCTGGACGGCATACAGCCCGTTTACCACCTGGGTACAGATCGTTAAAGACTGGCTAAAAACGAAAGGGGATACCGGAAAGCGTAAAACCTTCGTGAACACCACTCTGGGCGAAACATGGGAGCCTAAAATTGGTGAACGGCCTGACGCGGAGCTCATGGCCGAACGCAAAGAGTTCTTCGGGGCATCCGTACCGGAGCGTGTTGCTTATCTGACAGCCGGGATCGACTCCCAACTGGATCGATATGAAATGCGCGTCTGGGGATGGGGGCCCGGTGAGGAAAGCTGGCTGATTGACCGGCAGATCATTATGGGCCGTCATGATGATGAAGCGACCCTCGTCAGGGTGGACGAGGCGATTAACAAAACCTATCTCCGAAAGAATGGCGTGGAAATGTCGGTATCCCGTATCTGCTGGGATATCGGCGGTATTGATCCCACCATTGTCTACAATCGCTCAAAAAAGCATGGACTGTTTCGCGTGATCCCAATTAAAGGGGCTTCCGTTTACGGAAAGCCTGTGGCGAATATGCCGCGCAAACGCAACAAGAACGGCGTTTATCTGACGGAAGTGGGGACTGATACCGCAAAAGAGCAGATTTATAACCGCTTCACACTTCAGCCGGAAGGGGGGATCCTCTTGCCGGTGCCGTGCATTTTCCCAATAACCCCGAAATTTACGATCTGGCTGAGGCACAGCAGCTTACTGCTGAGGAGCAGGTTGAAAAATGGGTGGACGGGCGTAAGAAAATCGTCTGGGACAGCAAAAAGCGACGAAATGAGGCGCTGGACTGCTTCGTGTACGCGCTGGCTGCCTTGCGGATCAGTATTTCGCGATGGCAACTGAATCTTGATTCACTGCTCGCAAGCCTGCTGGAGGAAGAGGGGAGCCGGACCAATAACAAAACCCTGGCTGATTATGCCAGGGCATTATCTGGAGATGAATAATGGCGACACAGACTGATCTGGATGCCGCCCGCGCTGCGTTGCACGATCTCATGATGGGAAAGCGGGTGGCAACGGTGCAAAAAGACGGCCGGCGGGTTGAGTTTACCGCGACCTCCGTCAGTGACCTGAAAAAATACATTGCCGAACTTGAGTCACAGGTTGGCACCACTCCACGACGCCGGGGACCGGCAGGATTTTACGCATGAAAACACCTGCTTTGTTAGGACCGGACGGTAAAACCGCTCTGCGGGATTATGCCGGATATCATGGCGGTGCTGGTGGCTTTGGCGGTCAGCTCCGCGCCTGGAATCCACCGAGTGAAAGCGCAGATGCTGCGTTATTGCCTAATTTTTCCCGTGGTAACGCGCGCGCTGACGATCTGGTCCGCAATAACGGCTATGCGGCAAACGCGGTACAGCTCCATCAGGACCACATTGTCGGGTCGTTTTTCCGGCTCAGTTATCGGCCCAGCTGGCGTTTTCTGGGCATTGGAGAGGAAGAGGCCCGGGCGTTCTCCCGTGAAGTTGAGGCTGCCTGGAAAGAATTTGCGGAGGATGATTGCTGCTGCATTGATGCGGAACGTAAGCGTACATTCACCATGATGATCCGTGAAGGTGTTTCCATGCATGCGTTTAACGGTGAGTTATGTGCACAGGCCACCTGGGACAGTGATTCCACGCGTCTTTTCCGCACACAGTTCAAAATGGTGAGCCCGAAACGCATCAGCAACCCCAATAACGCCGGAGACACGCGAAACTGTCGGGCTGGTGTCAGAACAAATGACAGTGGCGCCGCGCTGGGATATTACGTCAGCGAAGATGGCTATCCGGGGTGGATGGCGCAGAAGTGGACCTACATCCCGCGTGAGCTGCCCGGCGGGCGGCCTTCCTTTATCCACGTATTTGAACCCCTGGAAGATGGGCAGACACGCGGTGCTAACGTGTTTTACAGCGTCATGGAGCAAATGAAAATGCTCGATACACTGCAGAATACGCAGCTCCAGAGCGCGATTGTCAAGGCGATGTATGCCGCTACGATTGAAAGTGAGCTGGATACGCAAACCGCGATGGACTTTATTCTCGGCTCAGACAGTAAAGAGCAGCAAAGCAAGATGACTGGCTGGCTGGGGGAGATGGCCTCGTACTATACCGCGGCGCCGGTTCGTCTCGGGCGCGCGAAGGTGCCGCATCTGATGCCGGGCGACTCCCTGAATCTTCAGTCAGCGCAGGACTCTGACTACGGCTATTCGACGTTTGAACAATCTCTGCTGCGCTACATTGCTGCAGGGCTGGGGTTGTCGTATGAGCAACTCTCTCGCAACTATTCGCAGATGAGTTATTCCACCGCCCGTCCCAGTGCTAACGAGTCCTGGGCGTACTTTATGGGGCGTCGCAAATTTGTTGCCTCCCGCCAGGCCTGTCAGATGTTTTTATGCTGGCTGGAAGAGGCCATTGTTCGCCGCGTGGTGACATCACCGTCTAAAGCCCGGTTCAGTTTTCAGGAGGCGAGAAGCGCCTGGGGAAATGCTGACTGGATCGGCTCCGGGCAAATGGCCATTGACGGATTGAAGGAGGTGCAGGAGGCTGTCATGCTTCTTGAGGCGGGGCTGAGCACTATGAGAAGGAATGCGCCAAACGCGGGGAAGATTATCAGGAAATCTTTGCCCAGCAGGTTCGCGAAACGATGGAGCGCCGCGCAGCGGGACTTAAACCGCCAGCGTGGGCGGCTTCGGCCTTTGAGTCTGGACTGAAAAAATCGAATGAGGAGGGGGCCGATGACGCCAGAGCTGCGTAATCTCCCGCACATTGCCAGTATGGCCTTCAATGAGCCGCTTTTACTTGAACCCGCCTATGCGCGGGTTTTCTTTTGCGCGCTCGCTGGTCAGTTAGGTATCACCCGTCTGACCGACACCGTGTCGGGCGTTACGCTTGGCGCAGAGCAGATGGCTGAACCGCTGGCACTCTTTGGTGATGATGAGGAAATGGGGCCAAAGCCGGCGCGAAGCTACCAGGTCACTGATGGTATCGCGGTGCTGCCTGTTTCCGGGACGCTGGTCAGTAAAACCCGCTCACTCCAGCCGTACTCGGGGATGACGGGGTACAACGGCATCATCGCCCGCCTCCGGCAGGCAATCAGCGATCCGGGTGTAGACGGCATTCTTCTGGATATGGATACGCCAGGTGGAATGGTGGCGGGTGCCTTTGACTGTGCGGACATCATCGCCCGCATGCGGGATATCAAACCCATCTGGGCGTTAGCCAACGATATGAACTGCAGCGCTGGCCAGCTGATTGCCAGTGCGGCATCACGTCGGCTTGTGACCCAGACGGCCAGAACGGGATCCATCGGGGTCATGATGGCCCATAGCAATTACGGCGCCGCCCTTAAAACCAGCGGTGTTGAGGTCACGTTGATTTACAGCGGCGATCACAAGGTGGATGGGAACCCCTACGAGAAATTACCCAAAGAGGTACGTGCAGATTTTCAGGCGCGTATCTACGCTACCCGGCAGATGTTCGCTGAAAAGGTGGCAGGTTATACCGGCATGTCGGTTCAGGCCGTTCTTGATACTAAAGCAGCTGTGTTTTCAGGCCAGGAATCAGTAGACAACGGCCTGGCGGAGCAGCTGGTCAACAACATGGATGCGCTGAACGTTATGCGCGATGCAATTAATAAACGAACGATGATTTCCCGAGGGGAAGCATGAAAGGTACTACTGCATCCGCAGATACCACTCAACCAGCAGCATCTGCTGACCAGACCGTGACCACCGTTGACGCTCCTGCTATCGTCGTTACTGACCCTGCCACGGGCGCAACTGTTGATATCAGCAGCCAGGTGGCAGCGGCGGTCGCAGCCGAAAACGGTCGCATTATGGGGATCCTGAACTGTGAAGAGACAGAGAGCGTGAATCACAGGCGCGCGCGCTGGCAGAAACGCCGGGAATGACCGTGGAAAGTGCTCAGCGCATCTTTGCCGCAGCACCTCAGAGTGCTCTGGCGCGTCCGGATACCGCGCTGGATCGTCTGATGGAAACCGCCCCCGGCACCGTAACGGCAGGTAACGCTTCTGCTGAAGCGGGTGACGATTTGTTAAATACGCCTGTTTAAGAGGTCAACATGTCTAACACTGAACAATTTACCCACAATCAGCCCCTCGGGAACAGTGATCCGGCGCATACCGGTTATGCACCCGGTGAACTGACGAAAGCCGTACCGGCGATGACACCCCTGATGCTGGATGCCACTTCCGGCAAGCTGACTGTCTGGGATGGCCAGCATGCGGGGGCTGCCTGTGGCGTTCTGGCGGTGTCTGCCGACCAGAGCAACACAGAGCTGGCATTCTATAAGTCCGGCTCTTTCCGTATTGAAGATGTGCTCTGGCCGGATGCGGTGACGGATGAACACATCAAACGCAATGCGTTCACGGGTACAGCCATCAGCATCGTCTGACACCTGACTTAACAGTAACCATCATCCACAGAAGCCGCTATCGCGGCTTTTTTTACGGGAAAAATCTATGTCAATTTACACAACTGCCCAACTGCTGGCGGTCAATGAGAAGAAATTCAAATTCGATCCGCTTTTCCTGCGTATCTTCTTCCGTGAAAGTTACCCCTTCAGCACCGAGAAGGTGTATCTGTCGCAAATCCCGGGCATGGTCAACATGGCGCTGTACGTCTCGCCTGTTATTTCTGGCAAGGTTATCCGCTCCCGTGGCGGCGCAACGTCAGAGTTTACGCCGGGTTACGTCAAGCCCAAGCACGAGGTAAACCCGCAGATGACGCTGCGCCGCCTGCCGGATGAAGACCCGCAAAATCTGGCTGACCCAGCCTACCGCCGCCGTCGCATTATCCTGCAGAACATGAAGGATGAAGAACTGGCGATTGCTCAGGTGGAAGAGAAACAGGCTGTGGCTGCTGTTCTCAACGGTAAATACACCATGACCGGCGAAGCGTTTGAACCGGTTGAGGTGGATATGGGACGCAGTGCCGGAAACAACATCATCCAGGCAGGTGCTGCGGCATGGAGCTCCCGCGACAAAGAAACCTATGATCCTACTGACGATATTGAAACCTATGCGCTGAACGCCAGCGGCGTGGTCAATATTATCGTCTTTGATCCGAAGGGCTGGGCGTTGTTCCGTTCATTCAAAGCGGTAAAAGAGAAGCTCGACACCCGTCGCGGTTCTAACTCTGAACTGGAAACGGCGCTGAAAGATCTGGGTGAAGCGGTCTCCTATAAGGGAATGTATGGCGATGTGGCCATTGTCGTTTACTCCGGGCAATACATTGAAGACGACACCAAAAAGAACTACCTGCCGGATTTGAGCATGGTGCTGGGTAATACCCAGGCGCGCGGTTTGCGCACCTACGGCTGCATTCAGGATGTTGATGCCCAGCGTGAAGGCATTAACGCTTCCACGCGTTATCCGAAAAACTGGGTACAGACAGGCGATCCGGCGCGTGAGTTCACCATGATTCAGTCTGCACCGCTGATGCTGCTGGCTGACCCGGATGCGTTCGTGTCTGTCAAACTCGCCTGATATTCATCTGTGGCCCTGCGGGGCCCTGTTCCGGAGTTGTTCTTATGACTGAAAAAAAAAGTTGATTGCGCGGCTTAATGAGCTTGGCGCGCAGCTTGATCGGGAAGTGAATACCAGTGGCACCATTCAGGAGCTCTCTATGCGCATTGCAGAGCTTGAGGAAGAACTGAATGACGGCACGGATACCGATAGTGTTGAAAATGGTGGCGTGAGTGATGGTAGTGCATCCACCGGCACTGTAGAACCCGTGCCGCCAGTGGATACTGTGTTAAGCGGTAGAACAGATGACGCGCTGATGGCCGTCGAAGCGCTGGCCACGCTGCACATTGAGGCGCTGCACGCGACCCGCGATGAACGGGTATCTATTGTCGAGGCGGGGACCGTGATCCGCGTGAAAGAAGCGGATGCGGACAGCCTGGTTGCACTCGGACTGGTCCGCGAGCACTAACAGGGGGCTGTGTGGCTGATTTCGATAACCTTTTTGATGCTGCAATAACACAGGCCGATGACACTATTCGGCAGGTTATGGGGACTTCTGCAACAGTAACGTCCGGCGCGATTTCTGGCGTCACGTTGAGTGGTGTTTTCGATGATCCGGAAAATATCGGTTACGCCACACCTGGCATCCGTGTCGAGGGGACCAGCCCGTCGCTGTTTGTTAAATCAGCAATGATTGGGCAACTGGCGCGGCTGGACACGCTGGATATTAACGGAAAGCCTTTCTGGGTTGATCGTATTGGTCCTGATGACTGTGGATCCTGCCATGTCTGGCTCGGTACGGGTTCTCCTCCCGCAGCGACCCGGCGCCGTTAAGGGGAAACTATGTCTTTAAAAGGGCTTGAGCAGGCTATAGCAAACCTGAACAGCATCAGCAATACGGCGGTTCCGCGGGCCTCGGCGCAGGCTGTTAACCGTGTCGCCACCCGGGCAGTCAGCCGAAGCGTTGCCGTGGTCTCGAAAGATACGCGGGTGCCACGCAAGCTGGTAAAACAACGCGCGAGGATAAAACGTGCCACGGCGAAAAAGCCGATGGCAATGATTCGCGTGAACCGGGGCAACCTGCCCGCGATAAAGCTGGGTACCGCCAGCGTACGGTTATCCCGCAGAAAACGGGATAAAAAAGGGGCCAATAGTGTGTTGCGTATTGGCCCTTTTCGTTTCCCCGGTGCCTTTATTCAACAACTGGAAAATGGCCGCTGGCATGTGATGCGAAGGACATCCAGACCCCGCTATCCGATCGAAGTGGTCAGCATTCCACTGGCAGCGCCACTGACGACCGCATTTAAAGATGAGCTGCCGAAGCTCATGGAATCGGATATGCCTAAAGAACTTCGGGCATCCCTTAAAAACCAACTCAGGCTGATTCTGAAACGATGAAACACACTGATATTAGAAAGGCCATTATTGATGCGCTGGAGAGCCATATTGGTAAAGGCGCACTCTATTTTGACGGACGTCCAGCGGTACTGGAGGAGGGGGATTTTCCGGCGGTCGCTGTCTTCCTGACGGATGCCGGGTATACCGGCGAAGAACTGGATGCTGATATCTGGCAGGCCACGCTGCATATCGAAATCTTTTTACCAGCGCAGGTACCCGATTCCGAGCTCGATGACTGGATGGAGTCACGTATTTATCCGGTGCTTGGCAATGTGCCAGGACTTTCCCTGCTGATCAATAACATGGTGCAGCAAGGGTATGACTACCAGCGCGATGATGATCTTGGGCTGTGGAGTTCGGCTGATCTGAAATATTCCATTACCTACGAAATGTGAGGACGTAATGACTACACCAAACCCACTGGCGCCGGTAAAGGGTGCCACCACCACGCTCTGGATTTATTCCGGATCGGGTAACCCGTTCGCCAACCCGGTATCGGATGTTGACTGGACGCGGCTGGCAAAGATTAAAGACCTGCAGCCCGGTGAACTGACTGCCGAATCAAACGACGATACCTACCTGGACGACGATGATGCCGACTGGACTGCCACCTCGCAGGGGCAGAAATCGGCGGGTGAGGCCAGTTTTACGCTGGCCTGGAAACCTGCCGAGAGCGGGCAGCAGGATCTGGTTCGCTGGTTTGATGACGGTACCGTGCTGGCGTACAAAATTAAATACCCGAATGGCGCCATCGATGTGTTCCGTGGCTGGGTAAGCAGCCTGGGTAAAACGGTGACGGCAAAAGACACCATTACTCGTTCTGTCAAAATCAGCAATAACGGCAAGCCAGGCCTTGCTGAAGACAGCGCTGCTGCAGCGATTGCCGTAACTGGCGTCAGCCTGGATAAATCGACCGCCACCGTTGCAGTTGCTGCCACCACCACGCTGAATGTCACCGTGACGCCAGCCAGCGCGAGCGATCCATCTTTCCGGGCCACCACCACGGATGCAGGTAAAGCCACGGTGGCTGTCGCCGGTACGGTGCTGACGGTCACCGGCATTGCCGCCGGAACCGCCGACATTATCGTGATGACCAATGACGGGTTGTTTGTCGCGACCTGTAAAGTCACCGTTTCCTGATCTTCGGGGCTGTGGCCCCGCTTTCCGGAGTAACCCATGTTTTTAAAAAGTGAACCGTTCGAACGTAACGGTAATACAGTCACGCTCTACGAGCTGTCGGCACTGCAGCGTATTGAGCATCTTGAACACCTGAAGGCGCTGGAAAGTATCACCGATGCCGACATGCAGGCGGCGATGGATATGACGATTAAATCCGGCGCACTGCTGGTGGCCATGTCGTTATGGCATGGGCATCCCCTGAAAGGGACGCACAAAACGCCGAAAGAAGACGTAGAGCAGATCCAGAATGAAGTGCTGATGACCTGGCCGCTGGAGATTGTTTCCGCAGCAGAGTACAGCGTGAAGCTGCTGTCAGGCATGGTGCCGCTGCAGGAAGTAAATGTTCCGGAGGATGTCGCTGTGACTGAGCCGGTCAGTCTGGAAAAGTCCTCGCCAGTGAGCTGACATTCGTCCTGAAACTGGCGCGTGAATTTCGCCGCCCGGACTGGCGCGCCATGCTTGCTGGTATGTCGTCAACGGAATACGCCGACTGGCGAACGTTCTACCAGGACAATTTTTTAATGATGTGCAACTGGATGCGCATTTTTCCTCGCTGATGCATATCGTCATTACCGCGCTTGACCCCAAAACCACATCAACCCCTGCCAGCTTCAGCCTGCTTTCACCTTCTGCGGAGGATATTGCCGACGATGAACCCGGTGATGCTGTGCTGATGGCAAAGGCCGAGGGCATTTCAGGAGGCGTTCGCTATGGCCCAGACGGCAGTGGGTGACCTGGTCGTTAACCTTGATGTTAACTCGTCAAAGTTCAACGAACAGATGGAGTACGTAAAACGGCAGTTTAAGCAGACGGGTGACGCAGCGAATGACTCTGCGCTGAAGGTGCAGCAGTCATTTACCCGCCAGGAGAGCGCGGCGAAGAAGGCCGGTATTTCTGTAGGCCAGTACAACGCCGCGATGCGTATGCTGCCTGCGCAGTTTACGGATATCGCCACCCAGCTGGCCGGTGGTCAAAGCCCATGGCTCATTTTGCTGCAGCAGGGTGGTCAGGTTATAGACTCCTTCGGCGGTATCATGCCGACCTTCAGGGCGCTGCTGGGCACCATATCGCCGGTGATGGTGGGGGTTGGCGCGCTGGCAGCCGCCACCGGTGCGGTGGTTTACGCCTGGTATCAGGGCTCGTCCACGCTGTCTGATTTCAACAAAACGCTGGTCCTGTCCGGAAACACTGCCGGGCTGACCTCAAACCGCATGCTGGTTCTGGCGAAATCCGGCGAGCAGGCGGGACTCACGTTTAACCAGACCAGCAGCGCGCTGACGGAGCTGGTTAACGCCGGAGTGCGTGCCGGTGCCCGGTTCGATGATATGAGTCAGGCGGTAGCGAAATTCACCGATGCGTCGGGTGTGCCGGTCGATAAGGTGGCGGCGGCATTCGGCAAACTGACGAACGATCCGACCTCTGGTCTGATTGCCATGGCGCAGCAGTTCCATAACGTCACAGCGGAACAGATTGCTTATGTGGCACAGCTGCAACGTGCCGGGGATGAAGCCGGGGCGCTGCAGGCGGCTAATGATGCGGCGACGAATGGTTTTCGTGAGCAGACAAAGAGCCTGCGCGACAATATGGGGTCGATTGAGACTGCTGCCGACAGCCTGAAGCGTGCCTTTAAATCGATGTGGGATGCGGCGCTCGATATCGGCCGGCCTGACACCACGCAGGAGATGGTTGCCAAAGCTGAAGCGGCCTTTAAGCGGGCGGATGAAATCTGGAATCTGCGTAAAGGTGATGGTTATGTCAATGAGGATGCGCGCGCCAGCTACTGGAACGATCGGGAATCTGCACGCCTTGCACTGGAAATGGCGCAGCAGCAGGCCAGTGTGGCAAAGGCAACTGAGGATAACGCCGCACGCGAGGCGGTGATTGAGTCTGATCGCCAGAAGTATGCCGCGCAGGCGCAGGCTGCATATTCAAAGACCGAATCAGCTTTGGATAAATTTACGGCAAAACAGAAAGAATATAATCAGGCCATCAAAGACGGACGTATCCTCCAGGCTGATTACAATATTCTGATGGCAGCCGCTAAGAAGGAATACGACGACTCACTGAAGAAGCCTAAAAAGCCGTCAGCAGTGAAAACACCTGCAGGTGTAAAAAGTGTCGATACTGCCAGCGCGCAGACGCTGGAGTTGGAGGCGCAGTTACGCACTCTGCAGGATCATAAGAGCATCACGGATACCATCAGCCAGCAGCGGCAGGAATTGTGGAAACAACAATCCCGCTTTTCGGTGCTGGAAGAGGCCGCCAAAAAGCGCGCGCTGACCGCCGATGAAAAATCGGTGCTGGCGAACAAAGACGAGGTACTGGCGCGGGCCGAAGTGAATGCCCGGCTGGGCGATCAGATTGTTGCCCAGGAACGGTTAAACCGCCTGCAGGACAGCTCGCAGAAGTACGTTACCCAGATCGGGGAGAAGACCCGAGCGCTGGTGGCCGGGGGCAGCATGAGTAGCCGCGGCGCGCAGCGGCAAAACGAAGAGGCACAGCTGCGGCAGGGCTGGATGAATGCAGGTGGATCGGATTCCGATCAGGGTTATCAGAACGAACTGGCGGCGCTGAAAAAATATTATGCAGCCCAAGATAAGTTAAGAGGTGACTGGAGTGCTGGAGCTAAATCAGCATGGGCCGACTACGTGGAGTCGGCTGAAAACGCCTATGACTCCATTAAGTCAGTAGCAACATCCACATTTGATGGAATCAGCCATAGTCTTGCTGACATGCTTACAACTGGGAAAGCAAACCTAGCTGATTTTACCCGTTCCACGTTGTCGATGCTGACGCAGATACTGATGAAGCAGGCTATGGCTGGCCTGGTCAGTTCCGCCACGTCAGCGCTGGGTTTTGCTGGCGGTGGTTATACCGGCTCCGGCGGCAAGTATGAGCCTGCAGGTGTGGTGCACCGTGGAGAGTTTGTCTTTACGCAGGAGGCCACTAACCGAATCGGTGTCGGCAACCTTTATCGCATGATGCGCGGTTATGCGACTGGCGGTCTGGTCGGGGGGAGTGGCGGTGGCGTTGCTTCTCCTTTTGGTGTCAGCGTGTATGCGCCAGTTTCGGTTACAACAGACCAGGGAGATTCCGGTCAACAGAAAGGAAGTGGTGATGCGCTGGGGAAAGCCTATCAGCAGGTGATCAACAGTTCCATCAGGGAAGGTATCACCAGAGAGGTCCGGCCCGGCGGTATCATCTGGAATGCAACAAAACAGAGGTAAGCAATGGCGATCGAGCATTTTGCGTGGCGGATTAAAGCATCCAGCCAGCCGACCCTGAAAAGTAAGGATACCGTCCGCACGGCGCAGTTTGGTGATGGTTATAAGCAGGTGTCAGGTGCCGGGCTGAATGATGAAACGCTCAGCTATGAGTTTTCATTTACCGGCGAACCGGGAACTGTAAAGGATATCTATGCTTTCCTGCGGCGCCATAAGACGAAATCATTTTCGTTTACCCCGCCTGGCGGTGATCTTGCGCTGTGGCGCGTTGAGGCAGACAGCCTGCAGCGCGTCACCAAAAGTAAAACGGTGGAAACCGTATCAGCCACCTTTGAACAGGCGTTTGCACCATGAGCTTAAACAGTGATTATCAGAAACTTGAGCCGGGCAATGTTGTCCGGCTTTTTGATGTCGATGGCACCGCATTTGGTGTTTCCGACGTTCTCCGCTTCCACGCCCATAATATTGCCCACACCGCCGATGAAATCGCCGCTGCTGGTGGAGATGAAAATAAGCTACCGGCAAAATCGATCTGGTGGCAAGGACAGGAATATAAAGCCTGGCCTTGTCAGATAGAGGGGATTGAGACGGCGACCGATGGGACCAGCGCGCAGCCGACGCTCTCGGTCGCTAACCTGGATAGTTCCATTACGGCGTTGTGTCTTGCTTATGATGACCTGCTGCAGGCAAAGGTTACTGTTCATGACACGCTGGCGCAGTATCTGGATGCGAAAAACTATCCGGAGGGCAACCCGTCGGCGGATCCTCAGCAGGAAAAGCTGAAGGTGTTTTACATAGACGCCAAGAGCACTGAAACCAACGAAGTGGTGGCGTTTACGTTGTCCAGCCCGATGGATCTGCAGGGGCTGATGATCCCGACACGCCAGCTACATTCGCTTTGTACCTGGTGCATCCGGAATAAATACCGCTCCGGTGATGGATGCGACTATGCCGGGACGCGCTATTTCGACAAGCACAACAACCCGGTTAACGATCCGTCACTCGATGAATGCCCCGGTACACTCACTGCGTGCAAGTTGCGACATGGCGAGGGGAACGAGTTGCCGTTCGGTGGTTTCCCTGGCACATCCCTGATCAGGAGCTGATATGCGTCAGAAAATTATCGACGCCATTATGGCGCATGCTGCTGCTGAATATCCGCGCGAATGCTGCGGCGTGGTGGTACAGAAAAGCAGGGTGCAGCGGTACATTCCCTGCCGTAATCTGGCAACTGATCCGACAGAGCATTTCCACCTGTCACCGGAGGATTACGCCGCTGCCGAAGACTGGGGTACGGTGATTGCCATTGTCCACAGTCACCCTGACGCAACGACACAGCCGAGCGAACTGGATAAGGCACAGTGTGATGCTACGTTACTTCCCTGGCATATCGTGAGCTGGCCGGAGGGGGATTTACGCACCATTCAGCCGCGCGGAGAATTGCCGCTGCTGGAACGCCCGTTTGTTCTTGGTCACTTCGATTGCTGGGGGCTGGTGATGAGTTACTTCAGGCAGACGCATGGTATTGAACTGAAGGATTACCGCGTCGATTATCCCTGGTGGGAAGACAGTTACCCCGAAAACTTCTACCACGATTGCTGGTATGAATGTGGATTCCGTGAATTCAGCGGCGCACCACAGCCAGGTGATATGGTGATCATGCAGGTGCAGTCAAATAAATGGAACCATGCCGGGATACTGCTTGACGGCAATATGCTACTGCATCATCTTTACGGACACCTTAGTCAACGTGTACCCTATGGAGGGTATTGGCAGGAGCGAACAATGAAAATTTTACGTTTTAAGAATCTTCTAAGTCAGTAATTCATTTATTGTTTTTTGTGATTCCTGTCTGCTTGTTAATTTAAAAACTAATGATAAACATAGGGAATATAAATGTTTAAAGGTATGGCAGTATCTATGTTAGCTGTAGTTATTTTGAGTGGTTGCTCTAATCAAGAGGCCATCAAAAAACACACTGCATCTGGTAAACCTGAAGCGGAATATCCAGGTAAAACTAAAGAACAGGTAAAGGACGCGTTAGTTTCTTATTGTAACCAAAAAGGATTGTCAGTATTTGAATCTACAGAATCACTTGTAATATGTGGAAAGCAGACTGATAGCGTATTGGCACAAATGCTCGTGGGTAATTCATATTCAACCCCATCTATGGCAAAGATTAGATTTACTATAGCTTCGGTAAATAATGCCCCGAAAGTATGGAGTGATATGTGGATTGAAAGCCAAATGCCAGGAGGACAGTTAAATCAGATGCCATCAAAAAATAATACAGATATTAACTCAGTGCAAAATATGCTTGATAATCTACAGCCATAATAAAACTTTTAATGAAAAACCCACCGCAAGGTGGGTTTTTCATTTGTGGGGGTACGCGTAAAATGGCACAGATAATACTCTGTGGAGTTCTTGGTAAGACGTTTGGGAAAGAACATTTTCGATTAATTGATAGAGTCGGAGAAGCAGGTGTTGCGTTATCAAAAACAATACCCGGATTTGAAAAATTCATGATTTCGAGTAAGCGTCGTGGCATTACATACGCTATTTTTAAGGGGAAGAAGAATATCGGTCTTGACGACTTTGGTTTTCCTGTTTCTGATGAAGTTATTCGCATTGTTCCAGTAATTATCGGTAGTAAACGCTCTGGTCTGTTACAGACTATCTTAGGTGCTGTCATTGTTATTGCATCAGCCATCGGTAGCTATTTTGCACCGGGCAACCCAATTTCCGCATTTGGATTTAAGGTTGGTGCAGCAATGATGATTGGTGGTGTAGTTCAAATGCTTTCGCCACAGCCAGCAGGACTTGCCAGCAAACAGGATGCCGAAAATCGGGCATCGTATGCATTCGGTGGTGTAACTAACACTGCTGCTCAGGGTAATCCAGTTCCGCTTCTATACGGACGCAGACGCATTGGCGGGGCGATCATCTCTGCTGGTATATACGTCGAAGATCAGCAATAACCAAAATAATCTTCCTTTCAGGCTACCAGATGGTGGCTTTTTTTATGGGCGCAATATGGCTACAACAACCCAGATTAAAGGCCGCAAGGGCGGCAGTTCCAGTTCCCGAACCCCTACCGAACAGCCTGATGATCTGCAATCTGTAGCGAAGGCCAAAATCCTCGTTGCGCTGTGAGAGAGTGAATTTGCAGGGCAGATGACGCCGAAAGATATCTACCTAGACGGCACGGCGCTGGAAAACGCCGATGGCTCCCAAAACTTTAGCGGCGTGACGTGGGAGTTTCGCGCGGGAACTCAGGCACAAAATTACATTCAGGGCATTCCCGGTACCGAAAACGAAATCAACGTTGGAACTGAAGTATCAAGCGCAACAGCCTGGACGCGTACATTTACCAACACCCAACTATCAGCCGTTCGCCTGCGACTGAAATGGCCTTCACTGTTTAAGCAGGAGGACAACGGCGATCTGGTTGGGTATTCCATCAATTATGCAATAGACCTGCAAACTGATGGTGGGACCTGGCAAACCGTGCTTAATACCAGCGCAACCGGCAAAACGACGTCTGGTTATGAGCGCAGCCACCGTATTGATTTACCGCAGGCTGGCAGCACCTGGACAATCCGACTGCGTAAGATTACCGCTGACGCAAACAGCGCCAAGATCGGCGACACGATGACGCTGCAAAGCTTCACGGAAGTGATTGATGCCAAGCTGCGCTATCCGAACACCGCGCTGCTGTACATAGAATTCGATTCAAGTCAGTTCAACGGTTCGATTCCACAGATATCCTGTGAACCACGTGGCCGGGTGATCCGCGTGCCTGATAACTATGACCCCGATACGCGGACTTATAGTGGTACATGGCAGGGCGCGTTTAAGTGGGCCTGGACCGATAACCCGGCGTGGATATTTTACGATCTGGTTATTACCGATCGCTTTGGTCTGGGTAATCGCCTGAGTGCAGCCAACATCGATAAATGGACGTTGTACCAGGTATCGCAGTATTGCGATCAGCCGGTACCGGATGGAAAGGGTGGAAGCGGGACAGAGCCACGCTATACCTGTAACGTCTATGTTCAGGACAGGAATGACGCTTACACTGTGCTGCGTGACTTTGCGGCTATATTCCGGGGTATGACGTACTGGGGCGGTGATCAGATTGTTGCGCTTGCCGATATGCCGAGAGATGTGGATTACGCTTACACCCGCGCTAACGTTATCGACGGACGCTTTACCTATTCCAGCAGCACGACAAAAACGCGGTATACCACCGCGCTGGTTTCCTGGTCTGATCCGGGTAACGCTTATGCGGATGCGATGGAGCCAGTATTTGAGCAGCCTCTGGTGGCCCGGTACGGATTTAATCAGCTGGAAATGACAGCCATCGGTTGTACCCGTCAATCAGAAGCGAACCGAAAGGGGCGCTGGGGTATTCTCACCAACAATAAGGATCGTGTTGTTTCGTTTGATGTTGGCCTGGACGGAAACATTCCGCAGCCGGGATACATCATCGCCGTGTCAGACGAGCTTCTGTCCGGCAAAGTTATGGGTGGCCGCATCAGTGCTGTTAACGGTCGCGTGATAAAACTTGACCGCGTAGCTGATGCAGCAGCAGGCGATCGCCTTATTATCAATCTTCCCTCCGGTGCGTCACAGAGCAGGACTATTCAGGCGATTAATGGGGAATCAGTCACAGTCACCACGGCATACAGTGAGACACCACAGGCCGAAGCTGTATGGGTGGTTGAGTCAGATGAACTCTACGCCCAGCAGTATCGAGTTGTCAGCGTCTCCGATAATGATGATGGCACTTTCTCTATTACCGGCGTATGGCACGACCCGGATAAATATGCCCGTATTGATACCGGAGCAATCATTGACCAGCGGCCAGTGAGTGTGATCCCGCCGGGTAACCAGTCTCCGCCGGCTAACATTGTGATCAGCTCGTTTTCAGTGGTTCAGCAGAATATCAGCGTTGAGACCATGCGGGTGAGCTGGGACCAGGCGCAGAACGCCATCGTCTACGAGGCACAGTGGCGCCGCAATGATGGTAACTGGGTAAACGTGCCGCGCAGCTCCACCAACTCATTTGATGTATCGGGTATTTATGCAGGGCGCTACCTCGTGCGTGTGCGTGCCATTAATGCCGCTGAAATTTCCTCTGGCTGGGGCTATTCCGAAGAAAAAACGCTGACGGGTAAGGTGGGAAATCCGCCAAAACCTGTCGGCTTTGCGACAACGCCGATCAACTGGGGGATTCGCCTGAACTGGGGATTCCCGGCTAACACCGGGGACACGCTGAAAACGGAAATTCAGTACACCGCGAACAGTGATTTCTCAAATCCTCTGCTGTTGTCTGATGTGCCTTATCCTTCTGCCGAATACACTCAACTGGGATTAAAAGCGGGGCAGGAATTCTGGTACCGCGCGCAGCTGGTAGACAGAACGGGTAATGAATCCGGCTGGACCGACTGGGTTCGTGGAGAATCTAATGCGAATGCTGACGACTACCTGGGCGATATTGCAGATGACTTTCTCACATCTGCCGACGGTGACCGCCTGACAGGCGACATTGATACCAACCTCGAAGCCGCATTGCAGAATGCGCTGGCCAACCATGGAACAGTTGAGCACCAGTGGGCACAGTATGGCGAAGTGCGCGCGGATATTCTGGTGGTTAAAACGACTATTGCAGATGTTGATAAGGCGATGGCTGAAATGTCCACGCAGGTGCAGGCGCAGTTCAATGATGTAACTGCCGCGCTGGAAGATAAGCTCACCGCCGTGGTTGATGCGACCGGGGCATCTGCAATTTACACCCTTAAAACCGGGGTTCGAATAAACGGTGTGATGTATAACGCCGGGATGTCGATCGCGGTGCTGGCTGAAGCGGGTAAGCCGGTAGTCACCCGCGTCGGGTTTAACGCCAACCAGTTCGTTCTGATGAGCGGCAGTGGCAATACACAATATTCTCCGTTTGCTGTCATCAACGGTCAGGTATTTATCAGCGATGCGTTTATTCAGTATAGCCAAATCACGCTGGCAAAAATTGGTGAGCTGCGATCCGCTAATTATGTACAGGGACAAACCGGCACCATCATGAAATCAGACGGGACGTTTGAAATGAATGGGGCGGTTGCCGGAGAGGGTGCAACGAAAATGACCAATCTCAATTACAGCGTTAAAGATGGCAATGGCGTTCTCCGCGTGCAGATTGGCAAATTAACAGGGGTATTCTGATGTCATGGGGAATTCAGACGTGGGACGCAAATGGCATCCCGAATAACTACGGCATTAAACCTGTTTCGGTGGTGGGAATCATCGATCTTGCTTTAGGTCAGAAAACGGGAAGCTACCAGTTCAACCTTGAGCCTGGTTTAAAGGTCGGTTTTGCAGTTGGTACTCTGGAGGATAAAGGGACAATAAGTTACACAGATAAAAGAAACATTATTGCCTCAGGAAACACCATAACAATACAGCCTTCAGGTGGTGATGGTATTAACGATTATCCTGCCATGAAAGTGCAGTTAATCGTGTTCGCGGAGGCTGTATGAATGGCAAAATATGGCGCATTGATTTCATTACCTAACGGAAACCCTTTTATCACTCCAGATTCCACACCAATGACGCTTTACCGAAAGGTCACTGTAAATTCAACTTTGGCTTCGGACTTTAACAGTGCTACGGCATCAGTAGTCATCAACGGGCAGAAGGGTGGAATTGTATTTGCCAGGACCAGTGCAGCTGCAAAGATATCAGCTTCAAAAAATGGCAATACATTCAGTGTTAGTGCGTCTAATTACAGAGGTTCGTCTTTTGTTCTTGAGGCCTATTTTTTTGCTATATATCCGCTTACCCTTCCGGCCTGGGGTGTGGCTATATGGGATGCCGAAGGGACACTGGTACTTACGAATGAGTCCCGGGTATTAAGCGACCTTACAACTATAGGTTCACCAGGTGCTGTAAGTGGTGGACTTAACATCGATACATACATGCCAGGCAAATGGGCCGTAAACCCGATGGGGCTGGGATCTGTTCTCCTCCATGCTGGTTCGGCACCCGGTGGACAGCCAATAATCCAACCTGTGGATGTGGGAACTGGGTGCTTCAATGAAGGTGCGGGAACAAGAATAAAAGGACTTTCATCAACAACAGCAAGCGGCTCTTCAATCGGAACGACGAATAGTGGAATTGTGATAACGGCGATAAACACAGCCGCATATGATTAAATCGATCGATTTAAACGATCAATTTAAGGGTATTGATCTATTAAAACTATTTTTATTATTCAATGCCATTGGTTATTTTTTGTTTAAATAATTAACTCTGGTGTCGAAATGAAAAATATAATTATTCCAGTTATTGTCTGCCTGGTGCTTTCAGCATGTTCAGGACCTGTTCTGGAGAAACAGAAACCTGTTTGTCAGGCTGAGTTAGTGGCTGGTGGGCTGCCCCAGTCAGTGCAGATTTACGGTGTACGAAAAGTTGCAAATCAGACTGAGTACAGAGCCGGTTATCCATTTAACTGGCGATGGGTGAATAAAAATAATTTCACTCGTTCGAATTGCCCTCAATGAAATACCAAAAATAACCCGCTCCGGCGGGTTTTTTATTACCTGAATTCAGGAGATATCCATGTCAGCAGGAACTTTAACCTTGACGCATAACTCTGCTGCGGTCGCTGGCAGCGGGACCGCGTTTACCACCGAGGTGGCGGCCGGAGATTTTATTGTTGTTACTGTCGGTGGCGTTCCCTATACGCTTCCGGTTAAGTCCGTGGAAAGTGGTGCAGCGTTGACTCTGGTCAGTAATTACACCGGGCCAACACAATCTGGTGCGGCCTGGTCAGCTGTTCCTCGTGTGGCGCTGAACATGGTTACTGCCGCGCTGGTGGCTCAGAGCGCAGAAGCGCTTCGAGGCCTGAACTACGACAAGCAAAACTGGCAGCAGTTTTTCACCGCTGATGGTGATGTAACTATCACACTGCCAGACACCAGTCAGACGACAGGTCCATCAGCGAAAAAGTTGATCAATAGTGTGGCCGATAAAGCAGACTCGACTGATGCGCGGCTTGACACGATAAATGGTAAGTCTGGCGGGGTTGTTGATGGCGAGGTAGCACTCACTCGTTCAGCAACAGAAAATATTTCAAACAGGTTTGTATTTACTACCATCGTCAATGCGGAGGGGCTTACAGCATGGGCTGAGAGACATGACTTCGCAGATGGCTCTAATCGTCAGATTCTAAATTTGGGGTCCGTATCAGGAGTGCGTAAAGCCGTATTTAACGCCGAGGGTGGAATTCTGTGTAAAGCGGGGATCAATAACTTCTCGGCATTGCGTACCGGGTACTTTATAGACTATGAGTCAGGTCCTGTGGGTCTTTATATTGACTCGACTCGAACAGGAACAATCCAGTTAGTAACCACATCCGACAAGTTTCTAAAGAAAGAAATCGAATACCTGTCAGATAAAAAGGTGATGGATGGGATATCCGCTACAACTACTGCGCTGAATGAAGTGATGGAATGGAGGCCTGCTACATTCAAATTCAAGAAACGCGGTATCATCCCTGAAAGTGAGACGAAGCTTGGTTTTATTGCCAATGATTTAGTTGCAGTATCCCCGGAGTGTGTCAAAGGCAAAGGTCTTGAAGAGGGGTTCGATGAAAACAACGCCGCTGATGCATATTCTCTGGATGAGACCGCAATGATCGCAAAACTGACGTTATCAATTCAGGAATTGCAGAAACAGATTACTGAACTTCAGGGTAGTAAAGTTTGATATGTTTCTTGTGAAAGGAATTGCCGCAACCACACCGTATGCAAGAGCATGATTGCGGCCGACTGGCGAACGTTCGATATTGCGAGTATTGAATGATTGCCAGTCATGGCGGATTGTACTTAAGCAATATGACGGTTCAAGGCGTTTAATCTGAAACCAGCCACATATCAGCCTCTTCAAACATTTCCTGAACAGTACGATTTATCTGCTCCTTCTCATGCTTGCTGGCGTCAGTGTTGATCGCCGGCAGTGTCATCATCGGTTTAACCCGGACATTAGCGTCGGGGAAAATCCGGTGCACCCTCTTACTCAATTCGCCCAGAATGATATCTTTCGCACCGGGCAGACCATCAAAATTCCTTTTGTCATAAACGAGTTCCACGAACATTGCGCATTGCCTCTTTACTGGATGGATATACAGTATTTATACTGTGTTTTCATCCAGTATTCAAGAGAGGGCGTAATGATGCCACGACGCAGCGATATTGAAATAGCCTGGTATGCTTCGATACAGCAGGAACCAAATGGCCGGAAGACCGTCACCACACAGCGGTTTGTCCAGGAACTGAGCAAGGTTAACTGGAACTGGACGATGAAGCAGGCCAACGAATGGATCGAGTGGTATGTGACAACCTTCCGCGATGTATCAACGCAGGAAGGCGAGAACCGTACCTTTCAGCTGTTCAATCCAAATGGAAGACTGTAGCCATGGGCTTCCCTTCACCTGCGGCAGATTATGTTGAAGCACGAATTTCCCTCGATCAGCAACTAATCAGCCAGCCAGCAGCGACTTATTTCATGCGGGCATCGCGTTCACATTTCAGGGAAGGGATAACCCAGGGGGCGCTGCTTGTTGTTGATGCGTCACTTTCTCCCTGTGATGGCTCGCTGCTGATATGCGCGATAGACGGAGAATTCAGGATTAAGCGATATCGGACTCATCCTCAGCCCCACCTGGTTAATCTGGAGAACGGGAGAAGGGAAGCGCTGCCAGCAGATGATGACGGTTACAGTTCTGCACCCGCTATATTCGGGGTGATCACGTACATCATTAATGATGCCAGGAACGCGGAGTTTGATGACTGCCCGGTGATGTAATCATATTGACTGTATTAGTTCGGCGCCCTGATTTTTCACGTTCCCGACGGCACGCGTCACGGCATGCCATATAAATTTATCAGCCGGCACGGAACCGTCGGCTGCAATTTCCGCCGCTTCTTTCCCTCCAATGTCCTGCCTCATCCATTCTCGAGCGGCTTCTGGTGACAGTACCAGTGGTCGCCTGTCGTGAATATCTACCAGCCCTTTGTCTGCAGCAGCTGTCACTATCAGGAAACCCTCTGCTTCATCTCCACGTTCGAAAGGTGTGCTGCCGATAGCTGCCATGAATATCGGCTGGCCATCGGCTCGACGAATGAAGTAGGGCTGCTTTTTGTCACCTTCCTTTTTCCATTCGTACCATCCATCAGCAAAGCAAATTGCACGACCATGCTGCCAGAGTGGTTTGAACATTCTGCTTGTGGCCGCAGTTTCAGAACGTGCGTTAATTAGCGGCGGTTTATCCCACCATCCGGGGGCGTATCCCCAGATAACTGGATCAAGATGGAGTTTCTCGTCACGTTCGCTCAGAAGCAGAACTTTGGTGCCTGGCGCGACGTTAAAACGTCCGATGGGTTCTGGATCGTATGGAATATCGCGTTCTGATTCATCAGCGAGCAGGGCAAGATAATCTTCACGCGTCATTGACTGTGAAAAGCGGCCACACATAGAAACCTCCAAATTTACAACATACAGAAAGTATAGAAGTTATAGGCAGCTGACGGTCGGTTTATGGGGCAAGGATGGGACAAAAATGCCTGTTATGGGGCATGAATGGGACATAATTGCACACATGAAGTTTACCACATTTCATGTGATGCTATTTTTTAATGCATTGAATATACTAAAGAAAACACATGCTCTTGAGCGTTCTTTAGTGATTTTTAAAATGCCCGCGTCACGCAGTTAA